GGTCAATTTAAGCCGTTTTTACCGGGTCAATTTCATCCGTCCCTACTGGGTCAATTTTACCGTGTTTTCCACCTTGTTGATGTCCACGAGTTCCACGAAGTTCTCCTTGGGAGTGGCGAAGAGCATCGGCGAGTTGTACATGGAGAGCAGCGGGACGAGCGTGAACTTGGTGAACCGCACCGAGTTTCCGATCGTTTGGCCTGTGTACTTGCCGTTTACGGCGAAATCCTGACGCTGGTAGTGCAGCACCATCTGCTCGGAGCAGAAGATCGGCAGGTTGCCTACGAAATACTTGCTGATGCCGTCCACGTAGGCATGGAATGCGTCGAGGAACTCCTTGCCCTCGAGGCCGAAGAGGTTTACGGCGCCCTTGAAGAAGTTCATCTTGGCCTTGCCGGTCTTGAGATCCTCGCAGATGATGGTTTCGAATCCGTCCATGGCCTGCGCGGCGTCGCGTCCGGCGTCACCGTCGTTCTGCCCGGCGGGAGCGGCTTCGTACTTGCCCTTGCCGACCATCTTGCGCGTGAGGTCATCCTGGATCTTGGGCAGGATGTGCTGCTCGACGATGTATTTGGTGATGGGCATCTGCGCGAAAGTGGTGTTCTGCTGGTAGAGATACAGAAGCCAGCTTTTGAGAATCTGCGTGGGCTTGATGCGCACGTTGATCTTGTGGCGGCGGTAGGGGATGCGGATCGGGGTGAACTTGGCCTGTCCCTTCGGAGTCCATACGTCGGTGAACTCCTGAACTACGGAGTCGATCAGGGCTGCCGATGCGATGTAATCGGTGTCGGACTGCACCATCGTCATGTGGACATGGTCGGGGAATCCGAGGTAGATCTCCTTGGTGAGGATGTCGATACGCTGTTTGGGCGGCATCGCCATCGAAAACTCCTTGTTGAGTTCCGCAACGTCGAGGGTGGGGGTGTCGGCGGCCCCATAGATGCGGCCCTCCTTGAGCATTGCCGCAACCTGAACGTTATGCAGGGCTTTCATATCGACCATAATGGCCGGGGCGGGAACCGATGCGGCTCCGGTCGGGGCAGGATGAGGTTCGGGGAGCTTGGCCAGACGGTCGCGCTCCGCCTCGGCGCTCTTCTGCGCCGCCATCGCGGCAGTGAGACGGTCGTTGAGATCCTTTGCGTCGAGATCATGCGCCTCTTTGAGCGCCATGAGGAAATTGACGCCTTTCTGTGCGTCGTCGTCATCACCTGCGAGCGCCTGCTCGAAAGCTGCGATGGCACCTTCGCCGAATTTCTCAACGGCGACGGCCCGCTGTTCGGCCGTGAGGATCGGCTTGCCGCTCTCGTCTTTTGCGAATTCGGCCGCTCCTACTGTCTTCAGAATGGCCTTTGAAATAGTTTTGAGAAAAGACATGGTATCAAATGGATTGATTCGGTTTCGTGGAATCGATGGCCGCCAGCGCGATGACTTCCTCGAGTGTCATCACGCCGTCGGCGAGACCGTTGGCGACAGCCTGATCTGCGTAGAAGACGTCGCCGGTGAGAACTCCCGGGGCGTCTGCCGCGAGGTCGGGCCGGTTGGCCTTGATGTCGGTATGGAAGATCGATACGATGCGCGAGAGATCCTCCTTGTAAACACTTTCGTCCCCTTCCTGAAGACGGCGGTAGGCTTTGTTCTTGTCGGGCGATTCATCGGCATAGATCATGTGGATCTTGTATCCGTTCTTCTCGAGATCTCCCGGTGCGGTTTCCATGACCTGGGCGAGGGCCCCGATCGAGCCGACCATGGATGCCATCGTGTTGTCCATAAATATACGCTCGGCCGCGGATGCGATCCAGTATGCCGCCGAACAGCAGTAATCCGAGTGCACGAAGATCGGTTTTCCGCAGCTCCTGAACTCGTCGATGGCTTTCAGCATGCAGGGTATAGCATCGACACAACCACCTCCGGAGTTTACGGCCAATACCCCCGCTATGACCTGGTCGTCATGTGCGGCGCTGCGTATTGCCCGGGCGACGGTCTCGGTACCGTAACTGCACCATGTATCCTCTTTGAGGAGCATCCCTTTGAGCGGAAATACCGCGACGGCCCCGTCCACCTTCTTTTCGGTGTCGGGGGCCTCGGGATTTTCGGGAGCGTCCTGGACAAGTTGGACGGGATAGGCCGCTGCTTTTTTCTCGAGGTCGATCTTCCCACCGGCGAGGATGCGCTGTCCTACGGCGAGGATTGCGGCGTCCACGAGCCATGGATGACGGTATAGGGAGAGTGCGACTCGGATGTCGGGCATAATGCGAATAGTTTACTCGATGCAAACTTACTCGCAGGCGGGGGCTATGGAAAGGACCTTTTTATGCGCCGTGGGTTTGGTCCTGGACTTGTATTCAATGGTTATGACCACCAAATGCTCTTCTTTATGCGTCGGTTGCGCCGGGATATCTTCGGTTCCGATGATATAGTAAGCCTCGGTTGTCCGGACCCGGAAGATGCAGGGCTCGTGGAGTTGACGATCGTCCCGCACGAGTGTTGCGGTGATCTTTGTAGTCCAGAGGAGTCCCGGTGTCTCTTTTTTGGATGAGATTTCGATGGAAGCACTCCCGGGTGAGAGTTGCAGCTCCCGAAATGGGGCCTCCGGGGTAAAGGCTGACTTGACCGAGAGGCGGACGATGGTTTTGCGTGGCATTTTATTATCAGTTAAAAAGTTAAAATCGCTATTAAAACTAAATTTATTTAACAACGGCTATTCCGAAGGTTTTTCGAGCCCTTCGATCCGGTCGTTGTTGTAGCGTGCTTTGTTGTAGAGCGAGGATACTAAACGCTCGAAATCTTTGAGTTGTTCTCGGTAGATCCGTTTGCCGAGTGTTTCGGCGAAATCTTCGGCGAACAGTTTCCTGCTGACGATGAATGCCTCGATGATCTCCCGCTTCTGGATATTGCGCTTGCTGCCTTTCAGGTAGTAGGCATTCAAATCCAGGTTGAAGATCGTATCAAGGAGTACGTTGAGCCGGGCTGCGTCCTGTTCGGTGAAATAGAGATGGTAGAACTCGGCATTTTGCGAACAGGAGTTCTTCGGGAGTTTCAGGCGCGCTGTGAATCCGTCGCCTCGGACGGGAACCTCGGTCGGCGACCGGCGGACAAGGGCGACCAGCAGACGCCCGAAGTCGTTTTTCATCGTCACACGATGAGTCCCGTCCGGATTGCGGATAAACAGATAATCCAGGTAGTTAAAAAGGATTTTGTTTTTGATGTTGAGTTTTACGATCATAAGGATTCTGTTTGTGGAGTCGTTTCTTTTCCCAATACATAGGGTTGAGCCTCACGAAGGTATCTTTATAGATGTCGATCTGCATTTCACCGTCCTCGTCGTCGAAAGCGCCTCTGTCGGCGAGGTACTGGCAGATGCCGATGAATCGTTCGACATTGTGCGCGATGTCGGCAATTCGAACCCAGTGCCACGGCGGATACCGGGCCAGTTTCGGGATCAACTTTCGGGAGTATGTTTCGATCTCCTTGGGTGTGATGTCAAGATTTTCCATATCGTTCGCGGTTGTAGTTTTGCAATGCCGTCTCGATCTGTTCGGCGATGTCGCGCCTGCGGGCGGGAATACATTCGAGCAGTCGTGGAATCTTGTAGATCGGTTCTGCACGGTTGAAATAGTAGACGTATTCGAGTCGCCGGTTGTAGGTCTCGATCAGTCGGCAGAGTGCTTCGATCAACTCGACCGCCCCGTCTGCACCTTCGAGGCCGGGAACCTGTTCTCGGATGTAGGCATAGAGGTTTTCCATCCGTTCGACGTAATCCCATGCCAGTTCCTCGGAGTAGCGGGCGAAGACTCGATAGGCCGGCTCCGTCACGGAGAAAACGATCTCTTCGGCCTGACGATGCCGGCGCTTGATCTCATGTCGGAATTTTCCCGCAGCCTTGAGTCCGTCTTCGAGATCGAGCATTGCATAGGGCAGCGCCAATACCATCACGAGCATGTCAACGGCGATGGCGGCCTGCTGCTGTTCGACCTTGCTCGGCCGCTTCGGCAGTCGGTGCGGGGTCATGGCTTGGATGGCCATGCGGTGGCGGAGCTGCGCCGCTTTGATTTGCCGGGACGTCATATAATCAGGCGTGAAGGGTAGGCGGCTATTTCGGGACTCGGGGATGCCGTTTCCTGTAATTCCCGTTCAAACTCTTCGATGCGTGCTTCGTCCCGTCTCACGGCTATCCGGGGTATGAAGCAATGGACTCGGATTCCGGAGTCGGTTTTTCCCTCCCAGATACGGGCCGGAATTCCGTTCAGGGTAACGATTTTGTCGGTGTTTTCGATTGTGATTTTCATAGTTGGACTTTTTGTGTTGTTTTTCAGGTGATTTTATTTCGTCGATAGCTGCGGCTGTTGCCTCACTCCATGCGGTCGCTACCTGGGTGACGACGGCATTGCCGAGGAATTTCTTCTGTTCCTCCTGCGATCCGATAAGCACGTAATCGTCGCCGAATCCCTGGATGCGTTTCATCTCGGGGATGCGCAGCATTCGCATCGTGACGTCAACGATGCCATAGAGGATGCAGAACTCTTTCACGCGCACCATTTCGGGAATGTCGTCCGGTTTGATTGTCCAGGCTGGTACTCCTTGCTCGATGGATACCAGATAAGGCGGGCGTTTGTCCATTCGGGCAATCAGCGTGAAACAAGGCGCATCCACAGAGCCGCCGGCGGACCGGTATTGCGGATTCAGCAGGTAGTGGGCGTTTACGATACGCTGCTTGGGGTTCGTCAGCAGCGCGCCGGTTGGTTCGTCCACTCCGGAGAGTTGCCCGCCGCCGGAATAGTAGTTGGTGATAAATGGCTGCACCAACTGGAATCGGTCTTTTGTTGTCAGCGTAGGGGCCGGCCGTTCGACGGGTGAGTTGTATCCGTTTCCGTAGTATGCCGATACGAAAGCGTGGTGGTCGATTGTCGTAACGGTTCCGGCCGGGCCGTCAATGGGGATGTTCTTGCCCGCAGGCTGTCCGCTGAACTGCTTGGACAGGAAATCTACACGGGCTACGCCGAGCCGGTTTTGTGTCGCCACGGTCGGGCATGGAGCGTCGAGTCCCGGAGCGATGTATTTGCCGGACTGGTTTCGGGAGTTGTATTTGACGAGGAAAGCGTCTTTGCCTCCTGCGACGAATTTCACCAGCCCGGCGTGGATGCGATCGAGCGTCGCTCCGACGAGTTGCCGGCGGCGATCGAAGATCGACTCACCGCGATCCTCGAAGTCGAGGCATTCCCGCACGGGCCGCCACGGCGCGAGCGGTTCGGTGAAAAGGTCGCGTGTCTGCTCCGGATTTCGGGCGTGCGTCTGCCGCGGCCACGCCATCGGCAAATCCGGCCGCGCGAACTGCCCGAAATATCGTACCCGGGATGTGTAGGCCCCGAAGTCGGCCGCATTGAGCACACGATGTTCGAACCGGTAGCCGTGGGCGCATACCTCTTCCACCCAGCGGCGGTAGTGTATTCTCTTGTGTTCGGGGGCGGGAACCCACACCGGGGCGACGGTTGTTGTCCGTCGCTTGCGGTCGTGTTTGATGTCGAGCGGACAGAAGGCCGCACCGTCCGGGCCGACGCTCTCCTTGACGATGAGTGGCCCCCATTCCATGAATTCGACGACATTTTCGATCTGGATATAGTCGGGGCGCAACTCCTCGATGTAGCGAAAAAGGTGATCGGCCAGCGTGCGGCTGTCGGCGTCGCGCGACATGCCGCCTTTGGCCCGGGAGTGGTTCGTGCATTCCAGCGAGGCCCAGAGCACGAGTTTCGCACCGGGGTGCTTCATGCGTTCTCGGGCGACGTGTACTTTCATCGGTCCGAGATCGAGTGTGCGGATGTCCTCGGTGAAGTGGCGCGTGTGCGGGTGGTTGGCCGCATGCGAGAGGATCGCGTTGGCGTCGTGGTTGACGCATGCGATGACCTTCGCGCACTTGCGACCGTCGATCTGTGCCCGTTCGACGCCCGTCGAGGTTCCGCCGGAACCGCAAAAAAGGTCGATGTAGAGGAGTTTGATCGCCATTATTTCCCGAAGTTCATATCGTTGTGTTATTTGAGTTCATAATGCCGGCGCTCGAATGCCGCCAGTTCGGATACCAATTCAAATTTGTAGACCCAGACGAAGGGATTCTTTTCCCAGATTTTGGGTCCTTCGAGCATTTCCATGAGCGTCTGAAAACTGGTCCGTGCTGTCCGGCAGTAGGGCGCTCCGTCTTTCAGCTGTTCCGCCGAAAAATGCAGACTCGGTGCATAATGGACATAAGCGTTCGGAATATCCGGGTGCCGCTGCACCCCTTCGCGTCTGGCAGCTTCTTCAGAGATGTCTTGCAGCCGTTCTCCATGCCGGGCCGTTATCCGGAGGAAGTAGCGCGCCAGCCGTGCCGGCATGGATTGCTTGTTCCTCCAGAATTTGGGTTTATCGAGGTATTCCCCATATCCGAGGTCTTGCAGAGCTTGGATGTCCGCCGGATCGTATTTATAGAATACCCTGTCGGGATCGATGTCGTCAACATACGACTCTTTGATGTAGATCACCTCACCGACCTCGTATCGGGGCCGAATGAGATGATGACGTGCCAGCAAATCGGCACGGCTTCCGTCTGGCAGGACAAAATCGCCTCGGGGATTGTTCAGATAATCGTCCGGCTGCGGATCTGCCAGACGGCGAGTTTCCGTTTTCCGCAATTCGACGATTGCGTTTTGAAGTTCTTCGAGAAAACAGATGCTTTTCATTGTTTACCTCCTTTCTCTCTTGCTTCGGACATCAGCCTGTCGATCTCTGCGGCAATGATCCCGCCGCATGCCGTCAGGTGTATGATTCGCAGGTCACGCGGGAGATTAGGGTTCGCGGCATCGTCGAGCCGCTCTGCCGCGTATCGGATCAAGCCGATGCCGCTGCTGTCGTCATGAGGGCACAGGCGGGCATCGTCCGACACCTGATCGCGCATGGCCGCAATGAGTTTGATGCCGAGGGCAGGTCGATGGGTCGAAAGGAACATCTTGCCGTCGCCTGTCAGCAGCCAAAGTTTGCTTATCTCCGGGAAGCGGCGGCATATACGGTCAGCTACGTCGAACGAGATGCCGTTGTTGCCGCGCTTGATCTGGTAGAGGTTCTCACCTCGGGGCAGTCCGATGTGGCGTGCGAATGCATTCGTCGTCATCTGGGCCATGTTGATTACGGCCTCGATACGAGCCCAGTTGTCCGGGTTCTTCGGCCCCGGCTGCCGGGTGCTGTTTGCGGTGTTGTTTTGTGCGTTCTTCATAGAGGTTGAGATTTGAAGTTGTGTTTTATTTTTTTTAGTTTCCGGTTTTTGCTTGACACTTTGACACCGTGCGTAAATTGCTGTTAATCATCTTTTTATGCGGTGTCAACTTGAAAAATTTTGCTGACACGCAAGTTGACACCGTTTTCGATATGTTGTTGATATTCATTGCTTTATATAATAATTGCCGTTTTTTCGAAATTTTCGAAAAGTGTCACCGATTTTTTAAGTTGACACCGTTTTGACACCAAGTTGACACCGCTAAAAATCGCGTAACTATTTGTATTATATCTATTTATATTTTTATTTCTCTCTTCGGTGTCAAAGTGTCAAAGAAAATCAGAAAGTTTGTTTTGATGTTGAAAAAACAGTAATAGGGGGCCTTAAAAAATCCGCTCTTCCTCGTCCTCCTCAGCCGTCCGAATGTAGAAGTAGTAGACATCGACTCCCTGTTCCTTTCGGTGTATTTCGTTGCGTTTCCGATCGGATTCGGTTTGCAGCATCTCGTCCGGGTTGAACTCCCATCCTTTGTACTCGCAGAACTGAATGAGGCGGCCTTTGAAGGTCTGCATCTTCACACTGTCCTGCGCCCGTTTGGGGAGCGATTCCTTATACGCCTCGAATGCCTCGTTTTTATTGAGGAATGTATCGCGGCGGCCGTCTGCGGCGAAATACTCTTCGGCCCAGTAGATGAAGTCGTCGCCGATCTGCCGCTGGATGTTTCGCTGTTCGATGTCGTGCATCGGCGGCTGAAGCGCGACCTGATGTTTGATGTATACGTGCATACATGTAAGCATGAATATGTAAAAGTCGTTCATCTCCTCCGGGGTGTAGTCCTGGATCAGATTCTTCCCGAATTCCGTGGCCGGGTTCCGCAGCGATAGCTTGGCTGCCGGGTCTGCCGAGTGGTAGTAGTCTGAGAATGCCGTAAACCATATTCGGCGCCGGAGGGAGTTGTCGAACTCCCGGATGGCGTGGTTGCTCGAAAAGGATATTTTCGGGGACTCCGCGTATTCGAGGGTGACGGCTGCGGCATACTTGGCGTTGATGGTGATCTTGTTGGTGATCGCCGGCATGAAGCGGTGGAGGTCGATCGACTTGTTCACATCGTCGAAGTAGATCGTATCGGTTACGCCCTTGATGACGCCCTGGAATAGGAATTCCATCTTGTCGGGGCGCAGCTCCTGCCCGTTGATGAAAAGCTGGTTGCGCATTTGTTCGATGCTGCCCAGGAAAAGGGATTTTCCGGTCCCGCCCTTGTGCTGGCCTTCGTCGGATATCTCCGTCTCCATGGCGTATACCGCCTTTGCCTCGGCCGCCGATTTGTATTTGGTCAGCAGATACCCCAGTGCCATGACCTTCGACATGAAGTGCAGATCCTGCTCGGCCCGCTCTTCGTCGGTGAGCGCCTGCCCCATCTCCTCCATGCGCCAATGCACGCGCCCGGTGTTGTAGATGTACCGCAGGAAAGAGAAATCGGGGCGGTTGATGCGCAGCTCGAACCTCGCTGTCCCTGTCAACGTGTCAAGCGCAGCTTGCATTTGCTTATAAATAGGGGTCCGGGGATTAAGGCCCTGCATTTCTTTCCGTATCGCAAGGGCGGCCGGCGTTTCCACGATGTCGAACGGAAGCACACCGTTCCTGTCCAGTTGTATTTCGTGATCGAGAATCTTGTTGCTGTACTCGAAGTAGGGCCAGTCCTGCGGACGAATTTCGTGTAGGCCGTCCCGGTCGATGCGGATGATCTTGTTCTTGAATAGCACGTGGTCGAAGTTCGCCCCGAAATAACGGAAATTCGGTGCGATCATCCGCAGCTTCTCCAGCGATCCGAGTTTCACCTGGTTGCTCCGGTGGATGGCGTTGGCCAGCGCCTGCGAGTAGTACTCGGGATGAGCGTAGAGATAACGGATCAGTTCCGCGTTGCATTCCGACGCAATGGCCTGCTCGTCGATCAGGCGGACGATATTGTCCCGAATGTGGCAGAAGGTGAATCCCTTGCTTGTGGCCGAGGATTCGATGCGGTAGTACCCGCTTGCTTGCAGGAAGGAGTACAGCTGCTCGTTGTTGATGTCGAAACACTCCTTGCCGCGGCGGTCTTTGAAACGCACCCAGAATCGCAGCGATCCGGATACCCGGAGCAGGTTGCTGAAAATTTTGTAGGGGTCTTGGGCGTTCGGCTTTCGGTAGTGCATGAAGAGGTCCTTGGCGTCCTTGCAGGCTCCTCCTTTGCGGGTTTTGAAGCGTTTGAGGTCGTCCGGGAGGCGTATGATCCGGAGGTCGAGGTATTTCATGGCGTGCCGGTAGGCGTTGGCAATCCCCGTGCTGTCCTGATCGTAGAGAATGTAGATCTCTTTGGCGATCTGCCGGAGGTGGAACATGTCGGTCCGGGGGAGATCGGCCGTTTCGGAATTCAGCCATGCGACATGCCATCCCGCCCTGCCGGTATTGATGCAGGCGTTCCGGACATTCAATGCGTCGGAACCTCCCGAACAGAGGATGATCGCGTCGCATTGCTCCTGTCGGGGCGAGGCGTTCACGGAGCCCGGATCATCTTCCTCTTCCGGATTCTCGTCTTCGTCTTGTTCCGGCGCTTCTTCCTCGACATCCGAGATGTCGGGCGTCCGACGCTTGGAATTTTCGAACGCTTTGAGGAACCAGGAGTCGCCGAAAATGAAGTCGGCGGGCTTCTCTCCGACGAACATGAAACGGAGCTGGGGCGACAGCGGCTGGTAGAGCCGTCCCCATGTCCCGTAATCGTAGTAGAAGATCGGATAGTTCTCCGTGGCCGAGATCTTCCAACTCTTTCCCTTTTCGTTTTTGCGGGTGATGTAGGAGTCCAGCGGCACCAGGCGGAGTTCGTTGCACACCTCTTGCGTAATCTGATGCCCGAGCAGATCGAGTTCCCATTTGGAGAATTTTCCACCCTTGCGGCGTTGTACGGTCATGGCATCCTGCGGGGCCGTTTCGGCCCGCCCGGGCTCCGGCTGTACGGACACCGTCGAGGTTCCGGCAAGCAGGTGCGGAGCATATTTCGACGCGATGAACTCGATCGCCTGCGGGTATGTCAGGCGCTCTTCTTCCATGACGATCGAGATGGCCGTGCGGGCCTTGGTATCGCCGCCGCCTTTGTCTTGCAGAAACCAAATGCCGCTGCGGTTGAACACGGTGCACGAGGGATTCCGGTCGTCCGGCCGGAGTCTGAAATTTCGGCGCCGCTCGAATCCGTCCCGGGACGCGGGGTAATAATCGAGGATAACCGTCTTGCCGCCTTCGGTGGCCTGCAATACGTCGTCTTTGCTTACTTTGTTCATAGTGTTCGAGTCGTGGGGAATACCCCCCCCCGATTGGTTATATTTTTTCGATTTGGCGCAGTATCATCCCTGCGCGGTGGTATTGCTCGTAGATCTCGCTTCGGGGAGAGAATCCAGCCGGCAGGCGGTTTTGGAGCAGCCCCGTTTTGAAGGCTTTGATCGCCCGGCGGATCGTCTCGAACTCTTCCGGCTTCAGATCCATGACGGCGATGCGGCCGCTGCTGTCTCTGTCTACATACATGGCGCCCAGATTTTGACCAGTAGCGATACGGAGAGTACGATCACGAGGATCGAGTCCCAGAAGATGATGTTAAGAGTCGGAGAGACCCCGCGGGTCTTGATGCGGTTATAGGCGACGCCTGTGGCGACGATACCCCGCCAGAGGATCGCCGCGATGCAGATGATCGAGAGGATTGCAGTCATGGTTATGCGGTTTTAAGGTTGATGCCGTACTTTTTCTTGATGATGGCCGTCAGTCGCAACTGTTTGGTCCTTGGGATCGGACGCGTGCCGCGCCGCCATGCGTTGAATGTCTCAGCCCCGACGAAGAGTTCCGATGCTGCAATCTGCAACAGTTCGGTTTTCTCTTTCAGGTCGAGCGATTTCCACAATTCGGTAAGGGTTTGATCTTTCATTTGTGCGCATCGTTTGGTTTTTAGTTTCAAAAAAGAGGAGAGGAGCCCGGTTTCAATAGGGGAGCCGACCCCTCTCCGTTGCCGTTGGCGGCCCTCACGGGCGGCGTGGCGGCGAGTGCGTGGTAACATCTACTAATCTCCGGCACTCGTTTCGCGGACGATCCTGTTCGCCAGCCTTACAGCGTTCCCCAGGTTCACGACGAGCGGAATTGTCAGCCACGGGTGGCTTTCGCTGTAAAGCATGATCGGCGCCATCAGGCTCCCGATGAAATAAAGTCCGTAGACCTTGTGCCTGGCGGAGAGTTTCATGAACTCCCGGCCGAGGCAGGCGGTCAAAAGTTTCCGGCCGGTGCGTGCGGCCTTCTTTCGGATGCCCGTAAAATCCGGACGTGCCGGAACAGGGTACGAGGCAACCCTTTCATTACTCAAATACATAGAGGTTGAGATTGAAATGGTTAAAAAATTTATTACATTTGTCCTTGTATTGTGCGTGTCTTTTTGCAAGGACTTTTGCAAATGTAAAATGTATTTTGCAAAAATGCAAGATTTTCGTTGCATTTTTGAGTGTTAAAACGCATGCTTATATGGAATACGCTGGTAATCAGTTAAGAAAGGCGATAAAGGAAAAAGGGCTTACTCAGGAAGAGGCAGCCGAATTGCTTGGTGTAACGAGACAAACCATTGGAATATGGTTGAAACGACAAGTTTTTGACGCGAATACCTTACATCGGATTCGTCTGAAATTGGGAGTGAATTTGGATAGCACTGAAGAGATGAAAGAATCGGATAATATCAATATGCCCCGTGAGGTGTTCGATAAAATTTCCCAGTTGATCGATGCGAATTGTTCCCAGAAAGAGGATATTTCGTCACTCGTTGCGACTATAAAATCCCAGCAGGGAACGATAGCCGGACAGCAGGATTTGCTGTCTAAGATGCAAATGCTTGTTGATAAGGCACTTACCCCCCCCCATCACGGGGCAAATACGGTGGATGGGGCAGATTCAGAGGGAAATAGAGGCTCTTCGGCAGTTGGATAATTGAATCTGGGAGATATAGGATTCTTTCATATTTTCCGGATTCTTAGGTTGAACACAATCTTAAATCTTTGAAAATATGAATAGAAAACAATTGGTTTGTAGCTTAATTTTATTTTTGGCTCCTTTCTTTGCTTTTAGCCAGTATTTTACATTAACCCCTATGGGGATGAAGGCATTTCCGGTTGAGTCAGAAAAAGACTGTAAAGACTACATTGTATTAGAGTTTCCGGGAAAAACGCAAACTGAACTTTATGAGATGGCGCATGGTTATATTGTGTCTAAATTCAATTCGGCAAAAGATGTAATGAGTGTCTCTGAACCTAATTTCATTACTGTTAATGCTTCATTTGCGTTCAAAACTCAAGCCGCTTATCTTTATACGATTGAGGCATGTTATAATTATAAAATAGCGTTCAAAGATGGGAAAATAAAGGTAAATTTTGTGCTTTTAGATCTCCATGTACCTCCTCAGCGCCATTCGCAGAATTTTTCATTTGGTTTAATTGCAAAAGGCCGAGCCTTTGGAGGATATGGTATTTTTACTAAAAAAGGAGATGTGGCCTCCCTTGAGGCAAAAGAGGTGATTGAAGGTTATGCAAATCGATTAACGCGTGATATGGTTAATGCTATTCAAGATAATAATGATTGGTGAGAAGTTCAATAATAAAAGATACTGACTAAGGTTGCCTGCAATTTCTTAGTAGCACTCTAAATTGAGTATAGGGTGCACTTTGGAAAATGATGCTTAACTATTTGGTAGTGGATAATTTATCCACTACCATCCCGGGACAGATACGGGACAAAAAGGTGATTTTTAACAAATTTTCCGATTTGTATGTCGTTGAAAATCAGGTGGTATTTTTGCGGGAAATAGGGCTTATTAAATCCCCTATCCACTACCAAACCGACGGCTGCACGCAAGTGCGGCCGTTTTTTTGTTTCGCATCTCCGGGGGCGCTCTCCGGCTGTTTTAACCCCTGTCGCCTTTTCCTCCGGTCTGTTCCCCTCTGCGCGCCGATTCTGTTCGTTATTGAAAAAGGCCTGTTGGTGATGATTGTCCCGGGGTTCGTTGAATTAATTTGCCGCCGTCGCGCCAGTCCTCTATTTTTGCTTCAAAATTGCAAATAGAGTTTTTATTTTAATAATATGATTATGAAAAAATTAGTGTCTATGACCATGGCTATGGCCATGATGGCTGCCCTCTTCGTGGCGTGCGGGGATG